AAAGCTGGCGCTTATGCCCGCCGCTTCGAGGATCGCTATGGGGTTGGTATTCTTGATACATTGGTGATCTTCGATTCGCTGCCGGTATGTTTAATTGAGGCGAAGATAATCCGGGGGAGATCGTTCGGCCCCACCGAGAGGCAGTGGATTGAGGGCACGAGGATACTCAAGCTGAAAGGAGGCCACGCGTTCCCGGCCTTGGTTGGATGGGACGAGGACAAGCTAATGTACGTCGGCGAATGGACGCGTACCCTTCCAATGAAAGCCTGTATTCATCAACTAAAGGGCGATGACTACGCCAAAACTCTCTGGAGATTCGTGCATGAACACTACAAATCCCGCGGCTGGGAACATAATGGACGCGGCCAAGAAGACGGTTTGCCAGGAACGGACCCATCAACACGGTGATACCGTTGAATCATTTAAGGTGATCGCCAAGTTCTGGGAGATTTACTTAGGTGCCGTGAACGGCAATCATCCTATAAAATTAAGCGTGGTTGACGTCGCCGAAATGATGAGCCTCCTTAAGAAGGTGCGGTTCATGTTTGGCGACAAGACTAACGAGGAGAACTTTGTGGACGACATCGGTTACGTAAGCATCGCTGGCATGTTCGCGGGCATCAAGCCTATTCAGGCGCGAGCAGAGCCGGAGCCGGAGCCAATTAAAATCTCAGTAGCGGCATTACCCTCGACGAATCGGATAGACTTAGAGCGCGTGGGGAAAGCGACGAGGGTACACAATGAGTGATCTATTCGCGGACAGCGGGGTTCACATCCTTGCGGACGGGCAATTCGGTTCCTGCGGTAAGGGGGCGCTGGCGTCTTGGCTAGCACACCAAGCCGTTAAAGAGGGTATCAAATTCAAGGCTGTCGTTACCAACGCTGGGCCGAATAGCGGGCACACATTCTGGCATGGCGGCATGCCCTGCGTGTTTAAGCAGCTGCCCATCTTCGCGGTTCAGTCGTACTTACTAGGGGTTAGCATCCCGGTCTATTTTTCGGGCGGAGCGATAATAGACCCCCACGCGTTGCTGCAGGAGCATGCGCGAGTTCCTGGGCTCAAAGTTTTCGTCAATGGACGGGCCGGGATCGTTGACGAGGAGACAAGGCAGTCGGAGCACGACACGGAGACAATCGCCGCCAGCGCAAGTACACTGTCTGGTACCGGAACCGCGCTTATTAATAAGATAGCCCGCAAACCGGAGGCGATATTCGGCAATAGTTGGGCAGCGGAGCAGTTCCCAGCCTATCGACAAGACGACATAGATTGCGACTATGGCCGCGTATTTGTAGAAGTGTCACAAGGATTCTCGCTCGGTATTCACTCAACGTTCTACCCCAAGGTAACGAGTCGAGAGTGCACGTTTATGCAGGGGATGGCAGACGCTCGCTTAGCACCCCGCTATTTTAAGCGTGGTTATCTGGCGTTCCGTACTTATCCAATCCGTGTAGGAAACGTGCCCGAGGGTGATTCCGGAGGCTGGTACGATGATCAGGTCGAAACTGACTGGGAGGACATCGGGGTTGAGCCGGAATACACCACCGTTACTAAGCGTAAGCGTAGAGTCGCTACGTGGTCTTGGCAGCAATTCTACGAAGCAATGAACGCAAATCGCCCGACGCACGTATTTCTTAACTTTATGAACTACTTGTCAGCGGAGGAGCACAATCAATTCCTCGAAGCACATGTGCAAACCATGGGAGAGCGCGGTGAACATTACAGCTTTATCATCGGAAAAGGACCTGGGCCTAAGGACATCCATCACTATTACGCTGCCTCGGGGCTGTGAGCCATATAGCAACGATATTAGACGGTTTATCAACGCTATGTTGTACAAATTGGACATCAATTCCAGTAAGGGTAGATGGCAAGACATCGACACCCAGGCGTCGCTGGAAAGGCTCATGGAGGAAGCCATTGAATTGCGTGAAGCCCTGCAGACGGACAACACCGTCAGCATTTTGCTCGAGGCCGCCGACGTCGCCAACTTCGCGCTAATCATCGCAAGCAAGGAGCTGGACGGTGAAAAATGACCGAGCTTAAAGCCGTACAAAAAGCGGCGCTGGAAGCTGCCAAAGATAAAAAGGGCTTCGGGTTCTTCATGGACATGGGGTTAGGTAAGACCCTTACCGCCCTCACCGAATTCCAGAGCTTAATCCCTGCCGGGGTAACTCGCATGGTCGTCATCTGTCCCAATTCATTTAAATCCGGCTGGAAGGAGGAGATAGAAAAGCACGGAATCGACGCCGACTTCCTGCTCTATGAGTCGGGCAGTCCCTACAACAAAGACTTCTTCGAACGTAAGTTTAATCGCGCCCCCATCGTAATCGTGAACTATGAGGCAATTCGCCGAGACAGTACTCAGGACGTGTTGATTAACTTCATGGCCAAAAAGCCCACTTATATCGTATTCGACGAGTCGATCCAGTTGAAAACACACGACGCGCAACAAACAAAAGCGGCTATCACGTTGTCAAAACATGCTCATTATCGTAGATTACTTACCGGCAAGCCAACCACGCAAGGGCCGCACGACTTGTGGGGTCAGATGAAGGCGCTCGGGCACTTGGATGGAAGAAACTTCTACGCGTTTCGCTCCATGTTCTGTCAGATGGGTGGATACATGAACAAACGAGTGGTCGGCGTTCAGAACGCGGACATCCTGGCGGGGATGATAGAGCCTCACGTATTCCGCGCTGGCAAGGCAGACTGGGGATTCGACGTGGGCAAGGTTCACACCATCCGCGAATACGCCATGACGGAGGAACAAAAGAGACAGTATAAGTCAATGGAGCAGGAATTCGTGCTCTGGCTTAACGAGGAAGAAAACGTAACGGTTGATGCGGCGATCACCAAGTACATCAAGCTGGCGCAAATCCAGGCGGGCTTCATTATTAAGGAGGATCACTCTGTCACCGAATTAGTAGCCCCAGACTGCAATCCTAGAATCAATGCCTTGCTCGATGTCCTTAACGATGAAGTTATCGGCAAAGCGATCGTGGTATATGTTCACCGACACTCTTTTAATATGCTCTCCCGCGCGTTGAGTAAATATTACCCCGCCTGGATTAAGGGGATGATGGATCCTTACGAAATCGAGACTCAGAAACATAGGTTTAATAACGATCCTAACTGCCGCATCATGCTCGTCCAGGCAACAGCTGGGCGGTACGGACATACCTTGATCGGGGGTCCAGAGCCTGATAACCGGTGCGCAACCACTGTATTTTTTGAAAATAGCTATTCCCTCGACACGAGGAGTCAACTCGAAGATCGCAACCACAGGTTTGGCCAGTTGGCCAACGCGGTGGTGTACATAGATTTGTGCGGGACAAGTATGGATCGAAATGTTATACGTGCGCTCCAGCGCAAAGAGGCGATTTTCCAGACTATATTCTCACTTATCAAAAGGAGTGTACCAGATGTTCGTCCAGTGGCAGATGCGACCGGAGAACCGGCAGCGAAAGCGAGAGATGGGCAAGGAAGCGGACGATCGTCGGAATTCGCCGGAGCGGAGAGCTTACAAATCGAGCATGCAGAAGAAGCGTTACGAAAGCGATCCGGCGAAACATAGAGCATATTACAATAAATATTTGGCCGACGCTGCGCCCAAATGGCTCACCGACGAACACCGCAAGAAAATTCAGTGGTTCTATTCGGAGGCGCGACGATTGGGGCTTACGGTAGATCATATTTGGCCACTTCGCGGCAAGAACTCCTGTGGTTTGCATGTCCCGTGGAATCTGCAATTGCTTTCGAGCGTCGACAACGATAAGAAGGGCAATATGAATCCAATACTTTAGATACATGCGCGCCGTGGGGCGGTCCAGCTCGTGTGGGCTACATACGGCAGCTAGCCCAGTACCGGCCACCCATGTACCCCACTAGCGGAGCCCCCACCGTGCCCCGGCGCGCGGTATCGTACATGCCTGTGGCGGCTGGGGGGCCGCAGGGGCAGGGGGCAACGCAGCAAGACATATGTCACGAGTTATTGCTGCGACGTCCAGCCTCCCATTAACATCTGGCGGAATCTATCTTCTACGCTCGTGTCCGGGCGCGGGCGAACCGCTCCCGTTATCTTATCTCGCATAGCTTGCATGAGTTGTGCTCGAGCCGCGTCGGATAAAGGTTGAGTGGCAATATTTGCTGCCGGAGCCACCCCCATTCCACCAACTGCCGCAGCTATTGCTTCTTTCGGCGCTCCCTTAAAGCCAAGATATCCTGTAAGCGGAGCTGCGACAGCAGCCCTAACTATGTTAGGCCCCTGCTGGTTTATTCGGCTCATGGTGTTACTAATGAACGTGCCTCGATCCGCCTGCCTCAGAACCTCTTGGATTCCCGGGTCCAAGTCGGGGTCACCCAATACTTTCTTAATGGGCGTGTTGGTTCCGGTATGTTGGGCCTCGTCCAAGGCTCGAACAGCATCCTCCCTCGCTTTGGCTTTACGCGCCGCTAGAATTCCTTCATAGGCGGTGTCAGTATTCGCTCTATCGACCTCTGGCGTTCGAGGCGGCCCCTTTTCGCCCAACTTAGAAATCTTAAGCGTTGGACCATTTTGCATTAATTCCTCAAGGCGGCTACCGAGTATGTCGCCATAAGGAGAATCCAGCCCCAGCGCATCGTTGCGCCATTTATCAGCCTCCCCTGGCCAAATAGGAGTCCCAGGACTTCCTGGCGTGTTTTTCCCCGGCTTAACAATCTCGAATCGCTTACCGAATTTCTCGTACAACTTGGCGGAGGGCTTATCGACCGACGTGTCCGTCATTGGGGTACCAGAACCAATAGAGGTGATAGTGTTCTCGGCATCATTTTTAGATGACCTGTAAATCTCGTCTAACGATTGACGCGGATAAACATAGTTCTTAATATTGTCCCACTCGTCTTGAGTCATTCTAGACAGATCGTCTGCCGCTGTATTAGGTGGCTTGGGAGTTCCCCCTCCCCACCAGTCGCCTACTCTCTTAGCGCCGGAGGCAATACCATGAAGCGCGCCGCCGAATAGACTACCTATTCCCATATCAACGCCTACTTCTTCTGGGGATCTCTGGTCTTGCTCTGCTTGAACCCCGCTCTGAACCGCACCACTCCCAGCGGTTTGAAGAATCCCGCCTCTTGGGGCCATAACAGTGGAAACAGGCTTAAGAACCGGGGCAGCTGCTCTCAGAACCGGTTGCGCCGCGATCGCTTCCGGAGTCGTTGCCCCTCCAGTAACCGCCGTGGTTAAGGCAGTCCCCGCCATCTCCGGAATCGCCCCGTGCAGGAACAGCTGTTGTTTTGCCGCCTCCGTCTTAGCGCGTTCCTCGGCGGGGCTCCCCGCACCGAATAAGGACTTGGCACCGCCGACCAGATTGTCCCAGCCGCCCAATGTAATACCCCTGTTGAGGGCGCGCAATTCGGCGTTAGTATTTGAGCCCACCTTGCTGAGAGTATCGAGGAGATGTTCCCGCGAAAACAGCCCCGGAGCAGGAGGAGTTACTGCGCCGCCCCCGCCGTTACCTTTTGTAGCGGCGTCAATT